ACGGCACCATTATTATAGTATTATTTATACAGGTTGTCAAGCCGATTGTGGTTTTTTACCAATATTGTACTTCGGTGTTAATTGCCACTCATTCTTCTCTTTGTGGGATAGTATCTTAACCTGTGAAAGGAAGATTGGTGCTGGCACCTCTGTCTGTTTCTTGTTGACAATCTTTACCAAACCCCAGTCTTCCAATAGGTTTACAATTGCATTCCTACGGGACAGGTCATTCTCGGTAATATCTGTTGGTTTGCCGTCTAGGGCAAATAACTCTTTGAAATGTACCACATAGTATTGTCCACGCTTGTGGAGTATGTGGCAAGATTGGTATAATGTTTTGTCCTTCTTGGACGCAACACCGATCCGTGTCAATGTCTCACGGACTTTTAAAAAATCATCTTTTTCATCCAAGGTCACTTCAACTAGGTCTTTAACGTCTATCATTATTCTTCACTCCGCCCGTATCTATTTTTGTTTTTATTTCAGCGATTTGTTCATTAGTAAGAATACGGAGGGCTTCTTTAGCCTTGGCGTTTGAATACCCAAAATAGATTTTCACACACTCAATATTCCTATCAGAATCGGCTTTTTGCCACGGAACGAACTTCCGTTTCATGGGCCTGATACTATTTAGAAGATACTGGTATTGCATGTCCTTGTCCAGACCAGGCCACATGTTCATTTCATTGACATGCAACACACAGTCTAGGTGATTGGAAAGAGACCTGTTGATTAGGAATGGTGCATAATCCTTGTAGTCCAACTCACCTTCTGGTGACTTCTTTCTTAGGATGTAATCTGCATAGTCGAACGGACTCATTTGAATTCACACTCAACCATAAGTTCAGTCAGACAAGCAATCAAATTGATTTCATGGTCGGCCACGAATGCTGCTTGATATTGATACTTGGCCAATATCAGAACCATTTGTGGTACAGAGTTTGGTTTCAATTTGTCATACAATGCATCATAGATGTTTCTAAAGATTCTGGTGATATCATTGTCGAGGTTGTTTGTCACCCATTTACGACAAGAAGCAAAGTCCTTGTTCATAATAGAAGATACCAACTCATTCATTTGAACATCGGAAACTGATGCCAGAATGCCCTTGTCAATTGTGCCACTAACCGAGTAACGCTGCAATTCATTTAGAACACGGCGATTATCTGGAAAGTGTTTGGTAATAACCGCAGCGACAACAGATTTGTCGTAGGTGATACCTTCTTGTTCAAGAATCCATTCAGCACGCTTGAAGAATGCCGCAGCCATCTTTTGTTTGCTGCCATTGATTTTAAAGTCAACAACAGTACAACGAGAATGTATTGGATCAATGATCCTGTTCTTAAAGTTACAGGTGAAGATGAAAGAACAGTTGGATGCAAACTCCTCAATCGCACCACGCATGGCAGGTTGAGTTGAATTTGGATTTAGATAGTCGGCTTCGTCAATGATAACGACCTTGCGTCCACCAGACAAGGACATTGACGATGCATAGTTTTTGATTTTGTTCCGTAGAACATCAATACCCGATTCATCTGAACCGTTAATCATAATGTAATCACAACCGACTTCTTCACAGAGAGCCTTTGCAATCGTAGTTTTACCGACACCAGCAGAACCCGCCAACAAAAGATTGGGAATCTCTTTGCGGTTTACATACTCCTGAAATGTGGTTTTGATGCCATCAGGAAGAATACAATCTTCGATGGTCTTAGGACGATACTTCTCCACCCACAAAATGTGTTGCGACATTCAAATTCTCCATAATATAATTAAATTTCGTCATGCCATTTAAAGCCAAGCAGTAACTTGGCAAAAAATCTTACGACTGCATTTGGCTTAGTGGGTCTATACACAAACATAGAATCTGTAATTTCCCACTTACCAACATTTTTCACAGAAGGTGGTCTTATAACAAAAGAACCTGCCGTTGGTGATGACGATGATATAGTAAGGCCAGTGCCGCCACTACCAATCAATAAAGGGCTCATCACATTGATGGGTTGCCATTGAATCTTTCGCCATTCTGCAATCCATTGTTCACTTGGAGTAAAATCCAAGTCTAGAGTTTGTTGGTCAGTCAGAGGCCAAAAGAATTCAAACTCTAACTGTTTCATCACTTAACCTCAACCATACTTTCATATAGTGCTTCAAATTCTTTAGATTCCGCAACCTCAGTTTGAAATGAGTTCTTGTGTTGGGTTTTTGCCATGCGTTTAAGAATCTTTTTAGGAATCTTTAACTCATCATATGCAAGGTCAATAATGTCTTTGATTGCAGCATTGTTAGAATCATTCTTGTGCATGTGGTGAACCGCTTCATCCACATATCCTTTGAGTTTCTTCAATGCTTCATCATCAAAAGAACCGAATAGTGTATTTACTTTAGTCATTTTGCAACGATCATTCCGATAACATCATAATCGGATTCATCAACAACAACATTACCATTGGTTAAATTGATTGCTGTTTTACCTTTTTGGTCACCTTCGGAAATGGTGAACACGGCCACAATGTATGTGGGATTAACGGCAATCTTGTTGCCGCTTGCTGATTCTGTAATCCAAATCATATTATTCTCCAAAAGTTAGGTCAGATTCTTTAGCTTCGATAGCAATCCAGTATTGCATATCTTCTTTTGTATTTCTAAAATAGGATAGACCTTTTGAAGAAATTTTTACCTCATAGGTACCGGCAATCATCTTAAAGTTTTCGGTTAAGAATAATGCCTTGAACTTTTTGCCATTACCATCAGCAATTTCTGTTGAATCAGTATGTGCAGAGTTGTCTTTTGCATCACAGGTTGTAATGTAAATCTTTTCACCATCGGATGTAATGGCGATATTTGGTGATTGTAGAATGCTTGCAGTTTTAAGAACAGAAGCCAATTCTTCTTCTTTCAATGTGAAAGCTACATCCACAGAAGGAAGATTCAAGTCTTTATCTGGTGGTGTTACAATCATGCTCTTTGCAGTCTTACGGTAGTTTAGTTTCTTACGACCAACTTTAAAGATAACATGTTCGTTATCGAAATCAATTTCACCGTCTTTGTACAAGGATTGAACCGACAAAAATTGGTTCAAATCATAGATACAAAAGTCTTGTGGAAAGTCATCTTTAATTCCAGCTTTTGCCAAGACAGTCTTGGTTGCGGAAATGGTTGTCAATTTCTTACCAGTCTTAAACTCAATGCCAGGATTAATGTTGGCAAAGTTTTTAAGAACCGTTAAGGTCTCATTCGATAATTTCATTACGATACTCCTTCAGTCAATTCACTTATTGTATTCGATCCGTAAGAACGAGTCAAGCACTTCATTAAATTATTTTTCAAGTCTTCCACAGTACCATCATTGTCAATGGTGTGGTCAATATTACCACCTATCCATCTCCATTCAGATTCATGTGGACCATTTTCATACATAAAACTTTCGGCTTTATGTGAACCTCTATTTGCTTGTGCAGCAATCTCATACCAGTGTGGAGAAATACCACGTTTCACTTCAATCATAACACCACCGTTTTTATGTACAAAATCAATTTCATTTTGAAATCGTACATCAGTGATGACATAATTTTTTTCTCTGTCAATAAGTCTTTCTAACCTATCAACCCAAAAATTTTCATGGAAAACACCACGACCAACCTCAGTACCAAGTAACTGTAAGGCTAGTCGTGGTGTAAAATCCTTGCCAAATTTTTTAGACCAGAATTTATCTGGTTGCTCACGCCACTCTCTGGATGTGGGTGTGTCACCTTCTAGGTAATCTCTTGGCCAATCAAACATGACTGCGGCAATGTCTTTCACACCACCAGCAAAACTAATTTGTTTAAAACCAAAATCTTTTAAAATATCACCAGCAGTACCTTTACCTGAACCAATGAAACCTACAAGGCCGACAATCATCACATTTCTCCAACAAAGTTTGCTACGGCAGGCATATCTCCCTTGAAGTGATATGTTCCGATATGATCTAAACGCATCCAAGGACACAACCAAATCGAACCACCCATCTTGCGCCACAACTGACAGAACATATAATCTTCTGATAGGTAACGGTCGGAACCACCACCTGTTGCAGAATCTACGGTGTCGATCATTGTATCAAAGTAAGCATGAATGTATCGTGAACCGTCAAAGTGAGCTTGGCCAACATGATCTGGTTTGTAACGCAACTGTGGGAATGCTTCCGCAAATTTAGGAAACACTTCACGTTTAATCATCATAAAACCAGTTCCAATTTCCATAACCTCAAGTGGTTCAGAAACAGAGAACTTATCAGTACCACGTACAGGATTAAATACATAATCGCCTGTAACTTTGTCCAAGTTTCCAGCATCCATATCTGGATTTTTAGTCATAGCTTTCTTAACAGAAGACCATTTAATGGCTTTCTTAGGATAAGGGCCACCAATAACATCTTTATCCAAAGCCAGAAGTGCAATAACATCTTTAGGATCAAAATGAATGTCAGCGTCAATGAACAACATGTGTGTACAATCTGAACGATTTAGAAATTCATCTACGAGATAATTTCTTGCTCTAGTGATTAGGGACTCATTGAAAAGATATGAAAATTTCACGCTCACACCATACTGCATACAAACAGCTTGTAAATCAAGACAAGCTTTCGCATACAGTCCATGATTCATGCCGCCATACATTGGTGTCGCAACAAAAATACTTTTCTTTTGAAGTTCCTCTTTTTTAATTGAAATTTCCATTTACTCTCCAAAAATAAAAAAAAGGGGAGTACCACTAGAAGT